TTACATTAATAAGATCTTGGGCTAAAGAAAAAGGAATTTTTAGCAAAGGTGATTCTAAAACACAATTAATAAAACTAGTTGAAGAGCAAGGTGAGCTAGCACAAGCAGTATTAAAAAATGATATACCAGAGATAGAGGATGCGGTAGGCGATATGATTGTGGTTTTAACTAATCTTTGTTATTTTTATGATCTTAAGGTGGAAGATTGTATTGACAGCGCGTACAATGTTATAAAAACAAGAAAAGGCAAAATGATAAATAATACTTTTGTAAAAGATGAAAACAGTAAATAAAAATCCAAATTGGAAACATATCACATTTATGACACCCAAGATTAATTTTTTAAATTGGGCAGAAAGCGGGGTGCAAATAAAAATAAATAAAGAAGTTTTTGAATTTCAAGAACCACACGAAATTGAAGCTTTATTTACAAACGTAACTCCTTCGTTTAATTCAGATAGCACTTGTTTTATACCGGTTAATGAAATGAAAAGCATACACGCAAAAAAGAAAAGAGCTGAGCAAATAAAACTATTAAATGGGCAGATATGGGACAAGGATAAACTTTTAGATAAAATGTACGACGATAGCTTTTATTATGGAGAGCTAGGTAAATACGCTTTAAGTTCAAGTTCTATAAAAAATCTAATTGATTCACCTAAAAGCTACGCAAGAAGTTTAAATTATAAATCAGATAGTCCCGCTTTTAAAACGGGTAGACTCATACATTTAGCGGCACTAGAACCAGAAAAACTAAACACACTGTGTCACGTAGTAGAAGTGCAATCAGCTGTCACTAAAAAATTTAAAGATAAAGTTAAAGAAATAGGATCAGGGGATTTTGTGTTTACAAGAAAAGAATATGATAAAGCTATGTATGTAGTAGACTCACTTCAACAAAACGATCTATGGCAAGACTTAACTAGAAAAGCAGAATTTGAAAAACCAGCTTTTGACATATTACATGGTTATCCTTTTAGAGCCAAAGCGGATATATTAGGTAAAGATTTTGTTGCTGATTTAAAAACAACTTCAGATCTTAAAGCGTTTAAATATTCAGCTAAAAAATACTCATATGATGTACAATTTTATATTTATTGTAATTTATTTAAAGTAGATTACAAAAATTTTTATTTCTTTGTGATAGATAAAGGTTCAGGAGATTTAGGAATATACGACTGTGAAGAATCATTTTATGAGTCAGGAAAACAAAAACTAGAATATGGCATTAGAATATTTGAAAGATATTTTATAAATAAAGAAGAAGAGTTAAACGAATACGTTATACGTGATACGCTTGCGTAATGAATGAAGAAATTGAAAAGTATTATCTAATGGCCTTAATGGATTTAGCTGCTGGTTCAGGTGTAAATGAACTAGAAAATACTATAAAGCTTTATGAAACTTTAGAGAATTATGAAGCATGTGCTGGAATATTAAAAGCAATAAACGAAAACAAATACTATAAATATGATAACATCAGAATTAAAAAATATAATAAAGGTAGAGACTAGTATTGATCTAGATAATGAAAAAACCTTAAATTGTAGAGAAAGAGATTTTACAGAGGCAAGAGCCATGTATTATAAACTACTACGTAAATACACTAACATGACTTATTCTAAAATAGGTAAGTCTGTAAACAAGAATCATGCAACAGTTTTACATGCGTGTAATTCTTTTGATTGGTGGACAAAGCAAGATGAAGGATTATTAAACGTGTATACTAAAGTAAAACAAAAGTTTAGTGATTATCTTGGATACGAAAAGGTAGATAAAAAACTAGAATACAATTTAGAGAGACTATTTGAAAACTACTTGGATCTAAAGAAACAATATGAAATATTACAGGAACGCGTAAAAGAAATTAACAAATGATCTAGACTATGAGAGCACTTTGTGTTTTGTTATTGTTAGCTTTAACAAACTGTAGTAAACCAGAATTTAATTGTGACTTAAAAACAATTGAAGCGTATGCTGTTAAAAAATGTAACACCTATGCAGACAACGAAGAGTGTGTAAGTGAAGTTATTTATTTAATAACTACATCATGTGGAATTAACAAATAATAACATTTTTTATTGTATTATTGATTAATCAAGTTAATTCAAGTTATGGCACACGGAGGAAAAAGACAAGGAGCAGGTAGAAAAGCAAAAGCAGATGAGCTTAATCTAATAGAGAAACTAACTCCATTAGAAGATGCTGCATACCAAGCTTTAAAAGCAGGAGTAGAAAAAGGAGACTTTAAGTATGTTCAGCTGTTCTATAATTACTACGCAGGTAAACCAAGAGAAACAAAAGACATACATATAAACGAAGACACACCATTATTTATTGATTAAAAATTCTTTATATTTGTTTTATGAACAAAGAAACAATAAACAGAGATGGATTAGTAAATAACGATTCTTGGGCTACACCAGAATATATTTATAATAAACTTAATGATGAGTTTAACTTTGATTTTGATCCATGTCCAATAGATCATAATATAGATTTATGGGATGGTCTGAAGGTTGATTGGGGTAAAAGAAATTTTGTAAACCCTCCTTATAACAGAATAGATAAACCGAAGTTTATAACTAAAGCTTTTGAAGAATATAAGAAAGATAAGTTAGTAGTTATGTTATTACCTGTTGCAACAAGCACAAAACAATTCCATGAAATAATATATCCAAACGCAGAAATTAGATTTGTAAAAGGTAGAATTAAATTTAAAGGAATAAACACAAACGGTAAGTATGTAACATCAAAAACAGGTAAACACGATTCAATGATATGTATATTTAATCCACATGCGAGTAAAAAAAACAACAGCGTTTGACAAACTTCTTAAACTAAACAAAAGAGTTAAGATTGTAAGAGGTGGAACTTCAGCTGGTAAAACTATTTGTATACTATCTATATTAATAGACCAAGCAATACGAAATGCAGGAAGCGAGATAAGTGTAGTATCAGAATCAGTACCTCATTTAAGAAGAGGAGCATTAAAAGACTTCCTGAATATCTTAAAAGGATTAAATAGATACTACGAAGACAAATACAATAAAACAAATTTAAAGTACACATTCTCTAATGGAAGTTATATAGAATTCTTTTCTACAGATCAACCAGACAAGTTAAGAGGTTCTAGAAGAACAGATCTATTTATTAATGAGTGTAATAATGTTAGCTTTGAAGCTTACCAGCAATTATCAATAAGGACATCTGGGGAGGTATGGTTAGATTATAACCCTACTAATTTATTCTGGGTAGATAAAGAATTAATCAATACAGAAGACACAGACTTCATTACGTTAACTTACAAGGACAATAATGAACTTCCTAATAGTATTATCAAGGAAATAGAGAAAGCTCGTCTAAAGGCATCTAAAAGCTCTTATTGGGCTAATTGGTGGAGGGTTTATGGATTAGGTGAGATAGGAACACTTGAAGGAGCGTGTATTCCTGATTGGAAACAAATAAGTGTAATACCACCTCATGCCAGGTTATTGTGTCATGGATTAGACTTTGGTTATTCGGTAGACGAAGCAGCATTAGTAGCACTATACAAACTAGATGATGCATATATATTTGATGAAGTACTCTATAGAAAAGGAATGTTAAACTCACACATAAGTCAATACTTAAAAAACAATCAGATACTAGGAAGCTTATGGGCAGATAGTGCAGAGCCTAAATCAATAGCAGAATTAAATACATATGGACATCAAGTATTCCCAGTTACAAAAGGAAGAGATAGTATAGTGTATGGTATTAATCTAATAAACCAAAACAGTATATTTGTTACACAAAGATCAAAGAACTTAATTAAAGAGCTTCAGGGTTATGTCTGGATGAAAGACAAGCAAGGTAACACACTACAAAAGCCTAACCCTATGTCTGGAGACCATAGTATTGATGCAGCTAGATATGCGTTAACCTCACAACTACAAGATCCTAACAAAGGAGAATATCATATCTGGTAAAAATAATTAACAAACATACCACAAGATGGTAACGATCATATTCCTGACGCAACTAGGTACGCAACCTATTCTCTAATGAGCAAACCTAACTATGGTAAGTATGCTATTCGTTAGACGCTTCTCTTTCTCTTAGTTCCTCCATAGCTGCTTGTATAAACTTTGCAGCATATTCGATTTCACCTTTGACCTGAGAAGTTGTCATTTTGTTTAAATCATATATCATATTGTAAATATAATTAAAAAAAAGTTATCAAAAAACTTTGATTGTTAAAAAAATGTTTATATATTAGCATTATAATTAAAAACAATATAGGTGCTGATAACCCATATAGGAACTCGAGCCGAAAGGGCAGCACCTTTTAAAACATAGAATAAATAATATAGGTGTTAACCCTAGTAAGTTAAAAACGCAGAGTTCAATATACGAAGCCGATTATGATTGGTAGTGAGAAGTCAGTAGAAATTTAATCAGAAAAAGTTAACACCTTTTTAAAATTAACATATGAATAAAAAAGAAATGATTAAATGGGATTTTATTATCTACTTTGTAGTATTTAGTTTTTTAGGAATTATAGGAACATTAACTTATTACCTACCATAATGAAGACAGTATACAAAGCAACACAACAAGACATTAATATGCCTGTAGATAAAAAA